ATGATGTCGGCACAGGCGTACATTGCGGCATCGGCAAAGTCGGGGGACTTTACCCCGCGTTTCTTCATATCGTCCTTGGATTCGATCTGAATACCGCCGCGACTGGTGAATTTGTACTGGATTCCCTCCAGTTCCTCTTTCAGCTTGGCGTCCGCGAAATCAATGTCGAGCTTTCCTCGCACCATTTTCTCGCGCATCGTGTCGTACCAGAAGGCACGGACGTTTCCCCACTTATCCAGATCGGGGCTGGCGGCGTTACCGATCATGCCCACCACTTCGTAATAGCCCATGCCGAGTCGGGCGAGCTGGTCAAAGACGCCGGCACCAATGCCCACGCCGTCAACCCGGACGATTTTGGCTCCGACCCGGATGGCAATCTCGTGAATCTTCTCGGCGGTCTCCACGGTGTCCGTCTTCGACCATGAACCCTCCTTGCGGAGCACACCGTCGTGATAGGAGTAGACGGCGGAATAGTCCGAGCCGAACCGGGCAACGTCACAGCCGAGCACAGGGGTCGTCTCGGTGGAGGGCAGCAGTTCGGTCTCGATGCCCTTGGCAAGGGTGAGCTGGCTGAACAGGCTGTTTTCGCCACCGTCAAGGCTGAACTTGCCCAGCACCTTGGAACGATACATGCGCGAGTCTTCGCCCCATGACAGCTTCTTTTCCTCGGCCCATTCTTCGGATATCAACCCGTTGCGGACGTACTCTGGCACCCACTCGCCCGTAAAGTTCGGCGTGTCAAAGGCGGATATTTCCATGAAGTACCAGGACGGGTCTTGACGCACCCAGGCACGCCCGATGTAGGAGTCCACGTCGTCCGGGTTGAATATAGCCAGAATCCGGTCCAGACGGCCCGTGGTGACCGCCTCAGCACCAGTGAAGATATTGGAGTCGATGCCGCAAGCCTCATCGAGGGTGACGTACACGCCGCCTGTACGGTGGATACCCTGAAAGGCGTGGATGTTGGTGTCCGCAGGCTTACGCCCGAATGCCACCATGTTCCCGGAGTCATCCTTCCATGAGTCATCGAGGGTGATTGCACCGGGCAGATCGTTCTTGGCGTGCAGCTTGCGTAGGGCCTCGAAAATGATGGCGTGGACCTGCGGGAAGGTGGGTGCCGTTACCATCGCAATGGTGTCGTCCTGAATGCGCGTGCATACCCACCATAGAATGAGAATGGTTGCTGTGAAGCTTTTACCTGAACCGTGGCAGGAGGAAACAGCAACCTTTTTGTGATTCAGGATTGCTTTTGATATTTCAACCTGTTTTGACCATAAATGAATGTCCAAAACCTCTTTCGCCCACAATTGTGCGTCGGTTTTGTATAACTCATTCTTCTGGCTCTGCTCAATGAGTCGGCCAGCTTCTTTCATGGCATCGGTAAAACTCACGGAACATCCCCGGTCAGGACAAAGATATTGGTTTTGATAACGGCGAAATCATCAATTTCATAAACCGAATGAAAGGCTTTCAGGATATCCAACAATGCAGCATCCTGAAAAGGAATTGTGTGAATTTCGGTGGCAATTGCCGACCAGTCGGGTTCCTGTCCGTCCTTTTCGTAAAACAAATCCAGCAGTCGGGCAATATGCTCGGCATTAGTCATTACATTTCTCCGACCGTGGAAAGGGATTTCTGGGCAATTGCCGTGAAATTGGTCTGGAAATTATCAACCAATTCACCTTTGATAGCTTTGATTGTTTTCTGTTCCAGTGATTTTGCGATAAAGGACTGGAAATCCGACTGCATTTGCATCATCGCGGTCAGGACCAGGTGGGTCTGCTGGCGGCTGAGCCGCTCCAGCGCCTCGTCGGCCTCCTTCTTGCGGGACACATTCAGCCCCTGAAGGGCCTCCACCCGGTCCAGCAGCTTCAGGATCAGCTCGAAGTCCTCTGCCTCGGAGGATGACTTCAGGCGTGCGTGGGCCTTGGTGAGCAGGTTTTCCAGTCGGAGCAGGTGCAATACCCACTGCTCCTCCTGCGACATTTCGGAGCGGTTGTCGATGTATTCTTTCCAGGTTTTCACCACCTCATTGGTGGGAATCTGCATCTTCTCGGCTATTTCCTCGAAGGTAAATCCGCCGACGCGCTTTTCCACCACCTGCTTTGTCAGATGGTCAAGCCCATTCTCATATCCGTCCATGATATGTAGCTTACTATAAAGAAAAATGCACTAAATTATTTATCGTTTATCCGGCGCGCCAGCGCACTTTCGGGCCGGTGGGATGTTTATCAGTGCGCGGGCGCTTGTCGCTGCCCCACGATCCTCCTGCTGAGGTGCCGTCGAATACCCAGCCTGATGCCTTTAGGCTTCCACCGGATTCTTCTGCAAGCGTGTACGTGATTATCTTGCTCGCGTCATACCCTAGGGCTATGCCAGCACGGCGTAATGCTCCGTATAGCATCGAGCAGGCATTAGGTGCCCCATCCGTGGCTATCCTCAGCACTTCCAGGAATCCGTCAGCATCCAGATAACGGGCCACCGGACGACCGGCAATGCCTACGCCCCTGATGACATTATCTGCATCTACTACGGCGACGGAGAACTTATGCCCCTGCACCGATCCATGGTGCCTATGATTTTCTACGACCCACGCATTTGCAGCTCGCAATGTCAGTGGGGAAAGCTTTAGGTCCATGCAAATTAGTTTAGTACAAAAGAAAACCGGCACTTACTCTTTACAGAGCAGAGGTGCCGGTGTTTATAAATAAAGCTTATCAGGCGGCGTCGGTGAACTCCCCGCCCAGTTCCAGCAGGGCCGTGGCGAATACCTGTGCGGCCTGAGAGATACATTCATCTTTGGTCATGGTGTGCTCCGTCGTAGAACTGTGTGTTGAACAGAGCTTATACAGGGGATGAAACAGGTGCAAGTCGGCGGGTACACTGCGGATATGTCACAGCCTCTCCAAAGCCGCGCGGTGCTCTACCTGCGTCAGTCCGTCTCCCGCGAGGACTCCATCTCACTGGAGCTACAGGAGACCGCCTGCCGCAACTACGCGACCGCACAGGGGTACACCGTCGCCGCCGTGGAGGCCGATCCCGGAATCTCAGGGCGGACATGGAAGCGTCCGGGAGTCATCCGGGTCATGGAGATGATGGAGGCCAAGGAAGCCGATGTCATCATCCTCTGGAAATGGAGCAGGCTCTCCCGCAGCAGGCTCGACTGGGCGGTAGCCGCAGACCGGGTGCAGTCAGCAGGAGGCAGGATCGAATCCGCCACCGAGGCCATCGACGTGTCCACCAGTACCGGACGGCTGGCACGCGGCATGCTCACCGAGTTCGCCGCCTTCGAGTCCGAGCGCATCGGAGACACCTGGAAGGAGACGCACACCCGTCGTGTCCTGCAAGGGCGACCGGCCAACGGCAAACCCCGCTTCGGCTACACCTACTCCCGAGCCGAGGGCTTCGTCCCCGATCCGGTCACCGGAGACATCCTGCGCCAGACCTACCTGCGCTACATCGCCGGCTCCTCCTTCCCGGCACTCGCAAAATGGCTCAACGACGGTGCCGCGCGCCCCTCAGAGGGCTACACCACGGTCAAGGAGGGGCAGGAACGTCTCTGGGGAACCGGCACCATCAAATCCGTACTGGACTCGGGCTTCGGGGCCGGATACTTCACACACCGGGGAGAAAAGCACACCGGCATCCACCAGGCCGTCATCACCGAAGCCGAATGGGCCGAATATTTGACCAGACGGGAGCAAAGAGCCGTCAAATGGCCCACCGGGACCGCGAAATACCTCCTGACCGGGCTGATCCGGTGCCACTGCGGCTCAGCCATGCACGGCGGACAGTTCGGAAACGGGAAAATCCCCGGCTACCGTTGCGCCGCAGTCGGCTCCAAAGGGGCGCACAAGGGCGGCGTAATCCAGGAAAACGTGGTCGAAAGGGGTCTGATGGGCTGGCTTTCGGGACTCTCAGAGGCCATCGACGCCTCCACAGCAGCCAAAATCGGCTCCAAAACCCCCAAACCGGCCTCCGAGGGAGCCAAAACCCGGCTTTTGAAGGCCAACCGGCAGGACACGGCACGTCTGGACACCCTGACCCTGAAAATGCTCGACGGCACCGTGGACACTGCCACCTACGAGAGGCTGAAAGCCCAACTGGATACCTCCATCGCGGTCCGGGACACCAAACTGCGGGCGATCACCTCCGCCGAACGCAACCCGGTCACCCTGATCGTGCCCGATCTGCTTTCCGCGTGGCCCACCCTGCCGCTGGAGATACGCCGTGACCTGCTCAGCAGGCTCGTGGAGCGCATAGAAGTCCTCCCGAGGGATTCAGTGCCCCGGACGGTCATCGTGCCCCTGTGGAAGGCACAGGAGGCTTAGGGTGAGTTGCTCAAGTGTCATGAACGTGACGTAACGCAAACCGCAGTATCTAGGAAAACACTAGACCGTCACATAAAACGGTAGATTTGGGCAGCAGAAAGCCCCACCTACCTTCGTTTCCTCGGGTCTTCAGTGGGGCTTGCTGTGCTGATTCCAAACTGACGAAGCGAACTTTGGAGCAACTTGATTCAGTGGCGGGTCAGCGTCCCTGCCATTAATTGTATCGGAGGTCTCTGCGCGCCCTTTCACGTCGCAGGATCACCGCCGTGTCGATGGCCGAGAAGATGAATGGTGCCATCAGAAGCGCGAGGGCGGCTATGACGTTCCTGAGCGCCCTCACAGCGCCCACTCCTGCCGGTAGTCCGGGTGGTCCTTGTAGACGGCGGCAAGGATGTAGAGCGTCATGCAGTCCCCGCAATCTTCCGCCTCCGTAGCGGTGTGCAGGTCCTCTTGGAAGTGCAGCTCCACCAGGG